TCGTACAGATAACTCTCATCTATATACTGGTGTTGATAATTATCCAGAAGAAAATTTTTATGGATATAAATACAGATACACATCAGAAGATGGATGGTCTGAGCAATTAGATACATGGATTGATCCGGCTGTAATTAGCGAAGGACCAACCGATGTTGATTCTGGACAATAATCATGGCTGGTCTATCTCCTGTTGAACAAGGTAAACTACTAGAGGCTGTTAATAAACTAACAGACCAAGTAGAGGACTTGAACAAGAGATTACAGAACATGGAGCTACAAGTAGCAAGAGGTAGAGGCCTGTTGTTCGGAATTATTTTTGCAGCTGGTGGATTATCTGCTGGCATTACAAATTTTTTAACTAAACTTGGAGGAAATTAAATGAAGTATGCACTATCCCTTATAATTTTATTTGGAATAACTGTATCTGGTTGTGCGTCTAGCCACATTGGAGTCAATGCTCAGCTACCATCAGACCAGAATATCTCTATTGAGATAAAAACTACTACTGAAAAAGACAGTTAGCTCTCTCGCTTGAATAGAAAGCCATACAGAAAGATTTAAACTCTATGACCTTATACTATATAGACATACCTAACTTCTTTTCTACGCTCATTTATGGGATTAATTTTTCATGATTGCCCTGTTCGGATCAGCACTTGGATTCTTTTCCAGTACAATTCCATCTTTGCTAGGAATTTTTGAGAAACGCCAGGCTCATCGTCAGCAGTTGGCATTACTTGAAGCACAGTCCAAGCATAAAATTAATATTGCTAACGCTCAAGCCGACATAGCAGAGGCAGAAAATATATATAAGCATGATCAGACACTAGCTACTAACTCTGCTGGTTGGGTTACTACATTCTCAGCTACATGCAGACCAGTCATTACATACTTATTTCTGTTCTCATATCTAGCTGCGAAAACTTTAGCTATCTTTCAAGCATATCAAAGTGGCATAGAGTTACATGAGAATCTTGATTTGATCTACTCAGATTTCGATGAGGGTATGGTGTCTTGCATTATTGCTTTCTGGTTTGGTCAACGAGCTATGATGAGAAAAAAATAATGGATAAGATTATTGAAATAGTTAAGGGCATTATATCGCCAGAGCAATCTTGGTCAGCTTTTGTTATGAAGATCATTGGTCTTATTGTTGTGGCTGTTATTGCTTATGTTGGTTTTCAACAATACTCAAGTCTAACTGTTGAAGAAGATACAGAGATTCCTATTGAAGAAGTATTTGAAAAGGACCCAGAAAAGAAAATCAAAGTAGAAGAATTAATCAGTAAACTGTTAAGATCAGATAGAGATATTGAATCTGTGTGGTTGTATGATTGGATTGATGCTAGAAATATTGCACCATTAATTAATATGCCAGCAAATAGTATTGATCTATTACCTACTGGTTACTGGATGGAGGGCGATGAGTATGTCATTGGTCATTTTGTATTAGGACAATGCACATCATTAGATAGAGATACTGTTAATATTGCATGTAGTGTAATGTCTGCCGAAGATAGCTGGGGGTTTGTATTAGTACAATACATAGATGGTGTTACACCAGATTTAAAAACAACTAAAGCTACAGCCATGAGAATATCTGAGATACTATATTTAATAGAGAGAAACTGATGGCTATGAAAGTATCAGACTCAAGTGTAATATCTATACCATTAAGGAATCTTGTTAGTCTTATAGCTGGTAGCTGTATAGCTGTGTATGGTTACTTTGGTTTAACTGAAAGATTAAATTTTCTTGAGCATGAGTTAGAGTTAAAGAATAAAGATATAGTTCTTAACTCAGAGTTTAGAGTCAAATGGCCAAGAGGTGAGTTCGGTGCGCTCCCAGATGATGCACTTCAAGACATGCGGATTGAGCAACTGCAAGAAGAAGTTAGTAAACTTAAGGAGCAAGTAGATGAAATCAGTAAAGATTGATAAAGACACACAAGTTTATGCCATACCAACTGGTAACAAATTAAGAATATGTATAGATCATGAATCTATATGGAAAGACATGACAGTTAATGCGTATATTAATTTAATATGTGGATGTCTTGATGCTATCCAAGAAATAAGACGAGAAGAAAAACTTTGTAAATGTTGTAAGGAGTAAACAATGTCACGCAACCCACTAACAGCCGATGAATTATTAGAAGTACTAGAAGCAGACAATGAACATAAGAGCAGACATGATGCTGCTAAAGCATTAGGTTTAAGCTATGCTACATTTACTGCAAGATTATATAGTGCAAGAGAAAGGTTACCAGACTTAACTAAAGAGCCTGAGTTTGAAGTACCAGACCTACCCTCAGAAGAACTACCTATTGAAGAATTGATTGAGTATAAACGAAAGAGATTTCGTACAAGAAAAAATGCTACTGATGCTCATGAATGGGTAGATGTTAAAGTAAATATTGATGGACCAGTAGGTATACTATGGATGGGTGATCCACACATAGATGATAACCATTGTGATTGGGAGAAGTTATACTCTGATGTAGAGTTAATTAAATCTAATTCAGCTATTAAAGGTGCATCGATAGGAGATGTACATAATAATTGGATAGGACGCTTATCTTTAAAAATGAGTCCTACTCAGGAAACAACTGATGCACAAACCTATCTACTTATTGAGTGGTTAATTAATAACATGGACCCACTCATACTGATTCGAGGGAATCATGACAACTGGACACCTAGTGCAAAGGATCCGATGACATGGATGGAACAGCCAAAGAATATCTCTGCTGATTGGCAAGTTAAGTTTAGATTAAATTTTCCTAATGGATATCGTCTTTCGGTGGACGCACGACATGACTACCCCGGTCATTCTCAATATTCAAATCTTCATGGTCTGATGAAGGCGAGTCTTTGGAATTCTGATGCTGATCTGTATATTGCTGGTCATAAGCATAACTGGGGGATTCAGAAAGTGGAGCAAGTAAATGGTAAAGTAAGTTCTTTAGTTCGACTAAGAGGTTATAAGTATCACGATCAATATGCAATAGATAAGGGTTTTCATCAACAGCAACATGGTCAGTCAATTTTACAAGTGATTGATCCATACTCTGCAAGTGCTTCAAAACAACTGATGTTTGAGAATGTGGAAGAAGGCCGTGACTATCTGGAATTTCTTCAAAAGAAATCTCGTTAAATATTTTTTGGTATTCATCCACAATATCTTGTGGTGCTTTCTTAATACCATTCATAACAGTAGAGTGGTCTTTGTTAAACAGTCTGCCTATCTCTCCGTAACTTAATCCAGAATTTTTTCTGATTAGTTTCCACATAACCCATCGTGGTTCTGTTACTTGTTTGGTTCTTTGGTTGCCTTTGATTTCTTCTACAGTTAAATCATAATCCTCCATAATCTTATGGACTATATGTGTAAGTTTTTTATTTTTGAATTTCATTTGCATAGCTCTCCTTTATAGCAATTACTTATCTCCTTATCCACGCACAAAAAAAATAGGCACAGCTCCAATGCTACTGTGCCTATTAATCATTCGTTTGCGCCTTTGAATACTAACCTATTGATACACAAACGAATTAGGAAAGGAGAATCAATAGGTTAAAATGGTATATCATCATCCGCTCCGCCTGTTGTGGGCTTCGCTCCTGACTCTGATGATTTAGAATCTAGCATGGTAAATGTAGAATTGAATCCTTGAAGTACAACTTCGGTAGTATATTTTTCTACTCCGTCTTTGTCCTCATACTTTCTTGTCTGCAATTTACCCTCAATAAATACATTACTTCCTTTCGTAACATATTGTTCTATAACAGGAATCAATCCCTCTTGGAATACTACTACTCTATTCCATTCGGTTCTTTCCTGTTGATCTCCGCTCTTGTCTTTCCATCGTTCAGATGTTGCAAGACTAAAGGTTGCGAATCTCCCTCCTGTCTTTGTATCTCTGATCTCTGGGTCTGCTCCTAGTCTACCTATGAGCATTACTTTATTTAAACTTCCTGACATTTATTCCTCCTTATCTTGTTTAAATGAATCAGCTTCTACATCACTATAAAAGTCTGAGTATACATCAACACATTTAAGAACAACTCTATCGTGTCCTCTTTTCTCTGCCATAGCTAGAGGGTATGCGTTGTGTGTATTCTTACTGCTTGTTTCTCCAAAGGATTCTATCTGCAATCCTGTAACAGTATTCTTAGCAGTAGCTTTAATATATATATTACCCATGATTTCTTTTGGTTCTCCATAGGTAACAATAATATTATTGTATGCTGCGATTCTTTGCACAGCTTGGTTACTTAATATCCATTGTTTGTTTTGTTTTAATTGCCAAGCAAGTTTATCGTTTGGCTCTATGTCTGGGCAAAGTTTTTGTATCTTAGCCCATGCTTCTTGTTTATCCATTGGTTGCTCCTATTTAATCCTTATAGATACTATGCCATTTTTATTTCGGCTGGCAGTAATACCGTTGTATGTTACAGACTTGGCATCATCTGGTATCAGTTTCTTGAGGTGATTCTTATTGTGTTCATTCTCCTCTTTAGACTTACTGAATCCAGTATTGCTTACTGATGTTTCTAATGCTTTATCAATAAACTCTTTAGCCCAATTCCAATCTGCACATTCGTTAAGATTATACACCTTACCGCTCTCACATACAATATCTTTTTCTATTGGTATACCAGTAACCCAGTCTAATTCTTGTGATACTTTCCACCATTCATCTCTGTTTGGTTTCTCTCCATCTTCATAGAACCTTGCTTGGTCATGCCAATAGTCATAGATTAATGCTCCTAATTCCATAGCTCTTTCCATGTAATCTGCAAGAAAGTTATTATCTCTTTTAACTATGTCATGCTGTTGTCTTTTGTTTCCAAAGATAGCTGAGATCATTATCTCATGTGTACCCCAGACATACATGTGATGTTGTAACTGTGGATAGTAGTTCTCAATTACTTTATCTAAGTTACTGTACTCTCCAGTATGTTTAAGTTCTACTAAGCTAATACTTTTTATATTATCATTCGGATGATTAATAGGTTCATTTGAATAAGCTATGTCAATAGTAGATGCTAATATAAATGGATGAGATGTGCTATCAGATTCAACAACACAATGGGCTTGTTCATACATTAGTTTATGTTCATGTCCGTAACCAATTACATTGTTTCTTGTTAACTGTTTGTTAAGCCAACTCGTATGGAAATATTCAGTAGCTAATCCTAATTGAACAGGGAATACATTAGACAAATCATCTTTGAGGTGATCTATCTTTTGTTCCCAAAGTTTTTCTAAATCATAGTAGTCGCCACTAGCTATTGCTCTTGCATCACTACTGCTTATCTTATCCTGATAGTATTCTTCTCTCGTACCAGTATAGGTTGCACATTTATATATTTTAATTGTCATGTTTAAACTCCAAAAATAAATGCAAGACCATTCAACAATACAATTCCACATAGAATTGCTGTCATCATAATCTTAAGGTATTGTTTAACTGCGTATTGTAGTTCTTTCTTTTGAGTACTCATTTACTCCTCCTCTAATTGTTCAGCAATTTTTTTATGAGCATGCTGTAATAACTCAAACACTTCCACTCGTGGAATGTATATCTTGTTAGCATGTGTTCTAATATTTTTTATGCTAGGGTATTCAGATTCTTTAACCATCTTAGATACTGCATATTGAATAGCATCAGCTGGAAATATTTTTAATTCATTAGAGTACACAGCATAGAAGTCTTTCTTCTCTTGCTCTGTATCTGGTAACACATGCTTGTTAACTAAGAACAATAGATACAAACACTCAGACATTTGTTCTAATGTAATAGGTTGCAGTCTATCTATCATAAACTGTAAGTCTATATCCAATTCATCAAGTGCTGCGTTTATTTCTTTCTGGGATTTGTAAGACTTTACTTCCATCTGTGCTTTGTATTGCACCCCTGTCAACAATTCCTTGCTGAATGGTGTTTGCAGATGTGCTATTGGTTTCGTATCTATTATAGTAGTGTCCTTCTCGTAACCAGTTACTTGGGTACTTGATGTATCTTTGTTCGATTTTATTTTGTTGGACATATTTTCTGTACTCTCTTGCTCCATCTATTATCTCCTGTTCTTTTGCGCCATCATCCCTTATCGCATTTACATACGCAGTCATAGCTGGAAATATTCCTTGAGCATTTGGATATGCTTCCCAGAATAATTTAAATCCATCCATAAGTTTAAGTTTAATGAGGTCTTTCTGTTTGTATACTTTCATTAGTAGTCTCCAATTTAATATCACAGTCAAGGGCCATAGCCCATGAAGTTAAATTGAAAGCACCTGGACTTCTAATACCACATTCCCATTTACCTACCAACCCATCGGCATTACCCATGCGTTGATCCAATTCTAATTGAGATATATTCAAACTCTCTCTCCTTAGTTTGAATTGATATATCAGTTCCCAATACCATGATGGTTTGTAACCTACACGATTAGACCTTGATGCTATCCATTCATTCTTATCTGCCATAACAGTATAGCATAGGTGCTTTCGTTATTAAATCAAGAAAGTTTTTCTATTACATTTTGTAATACTTTTTCTTCTAGCATACCTAATGATGTAACAGCTGGATCATCCTCTGCTCTAAACATAGTAGTATCATGTACTAATGACCATAGCTTATAGTTATGCCAATCAACTTTAATCTTACCCTCAGAATTATATCTACTGTTTTCAACAGAATAAGATTCTCCATATTCAGTATCTTTTAACCATTCGCCAAACTCTTTAGCATCAGCATCTATTGCTTCTTCTATTTGATAAAGTTTTTCTCTTTGTTGTTTAACTTTATCTTTCCTAAGATTTAAATCTCTTAGCTTATTGATAACAAGTTTATCACTTTCTATTAGCTTTAGAAAATGTTTACGAACAGCTTCTTTAACTCTTGATTCTATTCGTTCCCTATCTTTTACTCTTACATTAAATTTTTTTGCCATGTTATTTCTCCTTTATATGACATTAATAAAATCACTAGCATCTTGTTCAGATGTAGTGACAACGATACGCCTCACAGTCCTACGACCGTGAACGATTTGCATGGGCATAGGTTCGCCCATCAAATTCAATGTGATAGTGTATATAATGAATACTAAATTACATACTAATAGCTTTCAATCCGTAGACATAATGCCCTCCAACTATCTGTTAGAGGAATTATCCTAAGATAAAATACTAATTACTATCTTGACATTAAGGTATTTTTTTCAACCAACATTTATATAATGGTCCACCAAAATCATCTAAGCATTGTCCACCTTTAGCTGATGTTCCACAGTACATACAGATACCAGCTTGAATAGCTATCTGTCTTTCTCTTTCTGTTTCTGCTTGTTCAGCTAATGCGTCCATCATCTGGTCCATCGCCTCATCTACATAATGTTTTTCTTTTGCCATTCGTGTTTCTCCATATATAATCTGTTAATAATAATTGCAGCTGCGTCATTTCTGCTACATAAATATTTACGCATTGTCATTATTACATCATAGTAATATTCCTCATTGACTTGATAAGAATAAGGTCCAATGAATCCACCTCTGGTTTGTAATATTTCAATAGAATGTTCTACTGCCATTCTACTTCGTGTTCTAATTTTTCTACCCATAGAAGCAAACTCATGATTGACTTGTTCTCTAATCCATTCTTGACTGTACATATTAATCTCCTTTCTTGACTGTACATATTTATAACTCCCAGTAGTGTAGTAAATTGCATACAAGTGCTACTTGATAGGGTATATTTTTAAGCACATTACCCCCGCTTATGTTTCGCGCCCTTACTACTGGGTATCCTATCTAAAAACCTCTGCAACTCCACAACTGAGGTGTATACCGCCCATGTTTGCATTGCTGAATATCCTAGATAGAATAATTCTTTGGTTGCGTGATGAGTATACTAAGCAGTTCGTGAGGCCTTTCTAACTAAGGTTTCCCAGATGGTTACACCATTCGACAGGTTACCTACTCTGATTGACTTGCATTACATTCAATCAAGTGTGCAGTCTAACGATACTTGGATATGATATTTGTAGCACTAATCATACCGCCTCTGTGCGTAATACTCATCACGACTTTATCATATAATGTTGGTTCGTGTGCGACACGCTAAAGATACTTACGATGTCGTATTTTCTTCGTCTGATTTTTGGTTACTCATCCTAGTATTTGTAACTCCGCTCATCAGCATTGCAATCCCACCCATTATATAAATTCATTTAACTTTTCTAACTTTAAGTTATGCTTTTGTTCTGCTGCAAAAGCACATTCTTCTATTTCAGTTCTCCAAAAATTTTTTTGTTCTGGATACTTACTATTCCTATAGTGTTGTAGTGCATAGATGTACCTTTGTTTTAATTCATTAGCATCTAAATCTAATGTTGAATATCTATTGGTTACTGTCATCAAATATATCTCCTAATAATTTGTTACCTTGATGGCTAATCTGATATACTAATCGCTCTACTTTAGTATCCTTACTTGGTCTTGTTACTTGTAATACATCAAGCAATATCCCATATCCGTGCATGGTAGTATTCTTTGCCATGTCTGATACTCTTGATGATACAGATGTTTCTTTAAAGCCAGACTTAATAGCAATCTCATCAACAGTCATACCTCTTGCATTGTCTTTGATTGCTTTGAGAATTTTGTAGTCCATTCTCTTTGTGTATTTGTTTCGGCTGGTCTTTGGATCGGTGTGTCTGTATCTTGTAGGATATTTTTTAGCCAGGTCTATTACATTTATATCAGTTGGTATCGCCATCTGTACCTCCGTATGATTGTACTAAACTATCTTCAATAAGTTTATTAACTGCATGTTGTAATGTATATGTAATCATAAACTTTCTTTGTTCATCACTTAGTTCTGGGTGTTGACTCATCATTATCTGATCAGTAATAAACTTAATATATTTTTCATCACTATCATCAAATGTTATTTTAATATTAGGGTGTTGTTTTTTAATAGCTTTTATTATTTGGTTTCGTATGTTAGTACGAAATGATGTATCAACATCAGGTATTTCTTTAGTCATGTTTATCTCCTTATAATATTATTAACATAATCCACATTAATTCACAACAACTTTAGGTTCTTTGTTATCCAATATCCAAGTTGCTGCCTTACTCGCTTGAGCAATACACTTAATAAGATACTGGCTGTCATCTTTAATAGCTCTATCCCATGATGCTATGTATTTAAGATGATTAGGTTGTGCTTTAGCAATCACACCTAACTCTGTGCATACCATTATACTACACATCTCAGCTATTAATTCTTCTTTAGCTCTGCTCTCTTTGCATTTGTGGTATGAATCCATATCTCTATTAAGTCTTGATGGGTGGCCTGTAAGATGACCAGCCTCATGGAATATAACAGATAGATACTCTTGAGTAGCGTCTGATTCTCCATCAATACCAAAGAACTTCCATTCTTCTGGCATTACAATAGTATCAGTACTTGACTTGTAGTATGCAGCACTACCTTGATGCTTAAGTGTAGCTCCTTGTTTCTTCATGAACTTAGATATTAATTCTTCACAATCTTTATTCATATCAACAGCATTAGCTTTAGATTCATCATTAAAGATAGCATAGTCATGGTCATTCCATTCTTTATCTTCTTCTTTA